AGTTTAGCCATTACTTTTTTTCCTTTAAAAATTTAAGTCTCATAACTTCACCCCTGACAAGCTGAATTAAATCCAAGCAATACAATTGATCTTCTTTTTTTATTCCGACTAACTCCATCACTTTGAACACATCCACGTTTTCAATTGAACTAAACACACGCCAATAGACTTCGTATATTTTAGCATTTTCATTTTGCAACTCCGGTAAACAGGTTTGACATGGCGTGTCCTCTTTATAATATTTATATGTCGTTCTGCACTCTTTGCATTTTACTTCGCTGGTTCTAATGCAGAACTTTTCAAGTTTTTTTTCTGATCTTCCTTTTCGATGGCGATATCTTTTGCAAGAGTATCTCGACATTCCGCAACGAACTCATTGAATCCTTCAATTTCTCTTGATGCCAAAATAATATTTTTATGATTGCAAGCCATTAGCTTATCTTTTCTATCAAAAAAGCCTGTCCAATCAACAATAGCCAAAGTTAAAGTCAATTCTCGATCAAGTTTTTTATCTGTATTTTGGGAAAAATTTGGTTCAAGCTTTCCTTTTTTCCCTTTTTTATATTCGATATTTTGAGTAAATACTTTATCAAAGATGTCTGCTATCTCTCCAGGTGATAAGTGTTTGATTTTTAATTTTGCATTGTCTTTATCTTCTGGTACGTCGAACCAGCGTTCTACAGCTTTTGAAACTCTCATGTTATTTGCTCCGTTTATTTTGCCCCATTTATTTAGGGCAGAAAGTGGTGGAGCAACCACTTTTCGGGTTTTATCCCTATCTGCCCGTGAACGGCGGTTAAATTAACCGCATTGCACCTTCAATTTTCCCTTCAAAATCAATTGTACCAAGCCCATTCTTATCAAATGCAATGTTTGGTTCAGTCATGATTCTAATTACACTAACCATTGTACCAGCAGGCAAACCACCACCGGCAGCTGTTGTGCTGTTCGGTGTATAGTAACTGGTATCATCAACATAAAATCTGATTGTGGTTAAATCTGATTTAAGCCAATATGCATCTCTGATAAGGTTTTGACCCTGTGTGTCATCTGCTTTGTAGTTACCGGCAAAAGTAACATTGCCACCAGTTCTCAACCCTCTTAAAAAGTTATAATCATCATCGCAAAAATCAGTATCATCCAATTCTGCGTATGATCCACCTGAAATATTCCAAGTGCCGATTCCTAAAATACAATTTGCACCGATCTTGACAGCAGCATCAATACCGATCTTGCTTTCATTAGACATTTTTTTTATCTCCTATTATTTTTGTAAATAATTTATACGTTCCAAAATCAACAGCCAATAAAGTCAAATGCTTAATATCAATAGAGCAATCAACAAATATTGGTATTTTTAAATCTTTTAATTTTTTGCAAAATCCGATATCTTCGCCAATAGGTTGGCCATGGTCACCAACCGTTAGCCTAAAAGGTTTTGCAGGCAGCATATTATTAAAAATTCGCATGTCATATAGGATGCAACCAGTTCCAGTGTAATCAACCTGCAACTCCTGGTTAAAATTTCCATCTTGATCTTTTATTTTATCATCTGATATCTGTCTTAAATTTCCAATGTCACCTTCAAGTAGCAAAGGATCAAATGGCGGATATCTTCTGTGAACCCTTGCCCCCAAAACCTTTTTATTATGAGCAAGCATTTTATGAATCATGTTATCTGTATTATAAAGTTGATCTGTGTCCATCATCAGAATATGGGTGCATCCCAAAATTAATGCTTGGTGAACAAGATTATTCCTTATCTCGTCTATTTGTCCTGGAAAATCTGGCATAACCACATCAAATGAGACTGGTTTGCCTGATCGGATTAGAGATGATTGATATTCAGTTATAACTTTTATAAATGTAAAAAAGAATTGTGTGTAAACTTTATCATCGGTCAATGGCACTGCAATGGCAAGTTTGACCCCATATTTTTCCTGCATCCTGTCACGTTTCCGGTTGCAATATGTTTTAAAATCATGAATCTGCTTATCTTCTTTATATGCAAACTGATATCCTTCATCATCATCTGCAGTGGCATTGATAGGATGATTGTGCAGCACTCTTGATTTCTTTGCCCGAACCCATCTACCCATTTCCTCTGCAATATCTTTCAGTTCATTGTCACACCAGCAATGTTTATATTCAGTTGAAAAAAAATAACCACCCGGAATATGATCAAGCATTTTTTTATGCGCCATCCAGTGTGCAATTGGATTGCCATTTTTTAGATCTCTTATATCCTGGGTATTGAGTCCGACAACACCCCAACCATCTGGCAAAGTTTCCATGGCATCAATGGCATGTTTTAGAAAATCTTTTTCAGGAATTGTGTCATCCCCCAAGAACATGACAGTGTTAAAATTTGCCATGTCAGTCAGTTTTTTAACCATTCCGGGGCAACCGACTTTATCTAAATCAAAGGCTGTTAAAATCTCAAATTGTTCATCTGGCACTCCAGCATTTTGCTTTATCGCCTGGATACATCTTTTAGCGCCCTCCTGTCTTATCACCGGAATAATAATTGATACTTTTTGCTCCATTAATTTGCTCCCTTTTTTAGCTTCTTGCCTTTTCAAGTAAAACATTATAGCCAACAGAATACCCCTGCACTGGTGGCACTTGTGAATAATCATTATTCGGGTTAACCATGTCTCTTTTAAATTGCAAATGTCGCCATCCTGTTACCGTCAAAATACAATTATCAAACATGATTTTTAACGATTCCAGAAGGTTGCCTGCTTCAAGGGCAGAATTGTTTTTACTAAAAATATTAAACTGAATTAAAAAATTTTCATGTTCATCTGAAAAATCTAAATCATCAACATCAGAAACGGAGAAATAAACACAATATGGAAACGTGGCCTGCTGCGGTGCTACATTATGATACATCCGTCCCGAAACATCGTTATAAAAACCGGCTGTGGTCGTAGCTGAAAAATGGTTAAAAATACCTTTAAATAAACTGTTCATTTTATCCTGTCTTCATCCAAGAATCTAAATCGTCTTGAAACATTTTGTTTGCCTTTCTTCTATTTTTTTTTAAAGCCGGTCTTAAAAAAGGTTTTGCTTCATCTTTAAAGGTTCCCATCTCCAAAAAGCTGGCATGATAAGGTTCAGTCCATTTCTTTGGCCCCTGGCAATAAACCAGATAACCGCCATTTTTGAATTTACTTTTTTCAACATAAAATTGATTTAAAAGCCCTTTTTCAGTCGTTGTCTTAGCCTTGCTTTTTAAAATCTTTTTGGCATCTTCCATTACAATATCAGCTATTTTTTTGCTGACTTTTGCGACAACGCTATTTGTGGCCTCAAGAATATCATCCGCAAACCATTCGACAGTCATCAGAGATCCTCCGTGCAGAGCATATCAAGCACCTTGTTTCGTTCTTCAAAATTCAAGATTGAAACAATATTAAAAACACGAGCACCAAAAAGTATCCGATTTTTTGAAGTAATCCCGGATTGATACCGAATTCTTATTTTATGGGTAATAACTTGCTCAAGCTTCATACCATCAAGTCTTTCTTTTGCACTTGTCGGCCATATTGCCGCCGGAACTGATCCCATGCCGGATACTGAATCCCAGGAAAGTGTTGAACCACCCAAACCATCCGGTGTTTCAGTCTGCACCTGGATGTCAACTCTATGTCTTAGGTTCCCTGCCCTCAAAAAACACCCCCGAAAAGCTTATATGGCAAAAGCAAATTCTCAAAAGTTCTCAACTTATGGCTTGAAATTCCAAAATACTCAGTTTCCCGGTTTTCAAATAGATCAGAAATGGTCAATTTGATGGCGTGCCTTATTGGTTCTGGCACTGCCATACCAAGACATGTCCATGTAATATCATTGTCAACAACCGTATCGCCTATTGTCAGAGGCCAAGTTGGTTCCGTGCTATGTGATGTACCAACATTACCAGCTTGATAAACAAGACCGTTTTCCGTAATAGGCATGACTATATTATTTTCAGAATAACCTGTGCCTACCACCCATGTTGAACCGATATAATACCCACATACAAATTCTATTTTGATAGGATTGTTCGGATACAGGGTGCCTGTCGGCCATGATTTTTGATATCCAAGTTCAATTATTCCAGGCTCGCTCTGAATATCGACTATATAATCATCTGCAGAAAAAGTTGATTCATTCCCGTCCTCATCTTTGTATTTGATACTACTCACACTCTGCAGACGGCCAAATGGTAATTTGAAAGACGTACCCAGTGGCCATACATCAAGATAATTTTTCCACGTCTGAGTAACCAAGCGCCTGTGTAAAAACTGTTCAGCTTTTGCCGTGGCAGCAATGATCAGGCTTTTGACATAGGTATCGTGAGTCGTCTCTGATCCGATCTCACATTGTTTTTTTGCTTCTGTCAAAGTGATTGGATATGCTGCCGGTGCTGTTACGAGTTCAGTTTTCATTTTCAAGTTGCTTCTGGATATATTTATTTTCATTTATTGCACCGACCATTTTTATCCTTTGATCCATAAGAGATTCAATCTCAGCGCTGATTTTTTCATGGGCTGATATCAATTCCTTTTCCCTTTCTTTTAATGTTTTAATATCCATTGAAATTATGATGCAGCATAATATGGAACATATACTTTTGTTCCATCTACATTAATGTTAATCCACCCTGTTTCTGCTGTGGCGCTTGGATCAATACTTGAGGCATCTCCGGCTTTAAGGTCAATCATAACTTTTTCTGCAGTCAGATCAATTGAAGCACCTGCACCAAATACAAGTTCATCAGCGCTTTCGTCCCACA